TCTTGACAGTATCTGCTGTAATTATGTTAATGATGATAATGTTAGTTTAATATTTTATTCAAAGTCAAGTGAAACACTATGTAATTCAATAACTACTACAGCAGGTTCTATTGCTTCTGTTTCGACTATAACTATAGATAGTAACTATACACCTTATGGAATGTCATCAGCTTACAGTACAAAAGATAACAAAACTGTTTTAGTTAGACAAGATAGCGGAAGTTCAAATTACTTTAGTTATTGTGTTGTTACATCTTCAGGCACAGGAGCAACTTTATCAACAAGCACTCCAACTGTATTTGTAAGTAATTCAAATAGAGTAGGCAATCAAGCTTTAGCGTATGATATAACTAATGATAAATTTCTACTTGTTTATAAAGAATATTCTTCAAATAAATTAACTTTACAAGTTGGAACATTATCAGGTACGACTGTTACTTGGGGTAGTGCAACTTATTTAAGTGGAAATCCTTTAACTACAAGTGCCGACCAATCTATATCATACAACAAATTTGCTAGTAAATTTATAGTAAACTATGTTGATGATAGTAATAGTATGTACACTACAGCTTTTGAAGTTACACTAGATTCAAGTGGTACAATAACTATAGAAAATAAAACTGTTTTGTATTCATATTGGGGTTATGATAATTCTAGTGCATCTTCAACAATATCTGCGCAAAATTTAATTTCTACTTATAACACAAGTAATTATTCAAAAGGAATTGGAGTTAGTTCATCTTATTCATTATCAGAAACAAATTTAACGTCTTCAAACTTTATAGGCTTTGCTGAAGATACTGTTGCAGATAATGAAGATGTAAAAGTAAAAGTAATATCACAAAGTGATGAAAATCAAACAGGCTTAACAACAGCTTCACAATACTACGTTCAAAATGATGGTACTTTGTCGACTACAGCAGGAACACCTTCTGTACTAGGCGGAACTGCTCTTTCATCTACTAAAATTTTAATTAAATCATAAGGAGACTACAATGCAGGTAATAACATGGAATGATTCAACAGATAATGATGGCGTTGCTATCTATCTATTTGACGATTCAAAAGAAATAGTAAGAGAAGGGGATAAAACAACTATAAATGATGGTGATGGTAATCCTGAACTTATCATAAGTGATGTAAACAGTAGCAATTCTAATCTATTTCAAAACGCTGTAGAGCCTGATGATTATTTTGGATGGAAATATAGTTACAATGAAACTGATGGATGGGTAGCTATTGAAGGTTGGATTGATCCAAGACTAGAAGAAAACAACGGAGAATAATTAAATGTTAGGGTTCACTTCTTTAAGTGAACTTCCACTAAGTGATGTAAGCTCTGGTGTTTCTGTTGAGGTCTTACCTGTAAACGGTTCGTTATCAATTAGCGGCCAGCAACCTACAGTAAATTTAGGTGTGGAAGTGTCACCGTCAGCTGGCACGTTAACCATTGCTAGTTTCACGCCAGAGTTAGTGTTAGGACACGACCTTTTGCCGGGTGTTGGAGCAATAACTCTAAGCGGCCAGCAACCGACTGATATAACCGCAGGTGTTATTATTGAACCATCAGCTGGTTCTTTAAGTATAAGCACTTTTAATCCTGCGACTGAAATAGGACACGAAATAAATCCTACAACGGGATCTATAACTGTGTCAGGTCTTCAACCAAATGTAATTGAAGGAGACCAAATATTAGCTAGCACAGGATCATTAAGTTTAAACACTTTTGCACCTGATATAATAAATGGCTTAAATTTAGATGTTGGGGTGGCTTCCATATCTTTACAGGGATTTGCACCCACAGTTTTAATAGGCCACGGAATTTTTCCAACTGAAGGTTCGCTTAGCATTAGTACATTTGCTGCAACTGAAGAAATTGGATCAAATATAGAACCACCTACAGGTTCTATAACACTAACGGGTAAAGAACCTGCATTTACTAACTCTACTATTGTGGATGTTGATGCAGGAGCTTTAAGTATAAGCACCTTTGCACCAGAAACCTTAGTCGGAGTTGAAATTGCTCCAGCTACACAAAATGTTACGATAACGGGCCATCAACCCAGCGTAACACACGGTAATTTTGTAACACCAAGCACAGGAAGTGTTTCAGTTACAGGATTACAACCAAGCTTTGAAGAAAATGAAATTGTTACCCCAACTGCGGGATCAGTTTTAATACAAGGACACGCACCTTTAGTAAATGAAGGTGATGTAATACAACCACAAACCGGATCTTTAGGCATAACAACCTTTGCTCCGAGCGTAGATATTTCACTTGATGTTTTACCTAGTACAGGTGCTTTAAGCATACAGGGGTTTACACCTACTGTAATGACGGCAGGTCATGGTGGAGCAACGATATATCCAAGAGATAATCGTACTATCAACGCACAAATATAAATTAATTTAATTATCAGGAGACTAAAATGGCAGCAGGTAGCTATCAGATATATAACAATGCAAAACTATTAATTGCAAACAACGGAATTGACTTAGACGGTGATACTTTTATCGCATTAATGACTACAAATGCTTTTACACCAAGCGTATCAGGTCAAACAACACTTTCACAGGTAACCAACGAGCTTACTGACTCAGATTATGCTCGTCAGACACTAACTTCTGTAACAGTTACGGAATCAGGCGGCACAGTTAAAATAGACAGTGCAAATATTGTCTTTGGTACAAACGTAACAATTCAAAATGCTAAATGGCTTATCATCTTTGATGACACAGCAACAGGCGATCCGCTTTTAACGTACGTTGATTTAGATAGTGCAAGTGCAACAGGAGTTAGCTCCACTAATTCTCAGTTCCAAATCACGCAAAACGCAAATGGTATCTTTACAATAGCGTAATGGTAAGATTTCCGTATGCGGTAGCAAAAAACTCCTTTGATGCAACAAAAGCTCCGGGAGAGAAGCTACCTTACAATATTAATTGGTCAGATATGCTTGCGGCAGGCGAGAGTATAACTACGAGCGCTTGGACCGTAAGTGATAGTGACATGACGTTAAGTGATCCATCTATAAGTGGGCTTGAAACAACTACAAAAGCTCAAGGAGGCAGAGCAGGGTATAACTATGTGTTAACCAACACAATTAACACCTCTAATGCCAATATTTGCGTCAGACGTTTTAATATAAGGGTTAAACAAAAATGAGCGATTTAGATTCAACAGCTTTAAGAGTAGAACCTGTCTTAGTGGCAGCTGGAACTACTTGGAAGTGGAATAGGGCTTACTCTAACTACCCTAACTCTACTTTTACTTTAAAATATTATTTTAGAGAAGTAAGAGGGGTTTATTCTTTAGATGTAACAGCAGCAGCTGACACTAATGGATCAGGTTTTATAGTTTCTGTACCTAAGGCTACAACGGAACTTGTTACTCCTGGAATATACGCTGGAAGAGGTTATGTTGAAGACGCAACAGATAGATACTTGGTTTATGACAACCAAATTGAAGTAATGGCAGACTTTAAATTAGTATCTGAAGGTGAAGATCTACGAACTCATAATGCAAAAGTTTTAGAGCAAATAAAAGCATTGTTAGAGAATAAATTTGTTGATGATTCACAAAGTTATTCAATAGCAGGAAGAAGTTTAACCAAAATGACACCTACGGAGCTTTACACACATAAATTATATTATGAACAGCAAGTTATAGCTGAGAACAGAAGGGCAAGGGCTAAACAAAACCTCCCGACTGGTCAAACTATATATGGCGTGTTCAATAACGGCCTGTAAGGAGATACAATGGCGTTTTGGGATAGATTTAAAACAAAAAAAAGCCCGACTCAGCGCAGAAACTTTACTGCAGCAGGTTTTGGGCGGCTTTTTAACGATTGGAATGCAAGTAACTCATCTCCTGACCAAGAATTAGAGAATAATTTAAAAGTTTTAAGAGATAGGTCTAGAGATTTAGAAAGAAATAATCCAATCATACAAAGATACTTGCAACTTGCTAAACAGGGAGTCGTAGGGCCTAACCAAGGTTTTAAAATAAAAGTAAGATCAAGAGACTCTAATGGACAGTTAGATTCAGCTGCCAATGATTTAATAGAACGTGAATGGTATAAATTCTGCGAAAGCCCTGATGCTAGTGGGCTTTATACGATGCACGATTTATATCAAATGATAATTACAGGTTTATTAAGAGACGGTGAAATTTTAACTCAATTTTATAGAGAGCCAACAGCTTTTAAATTATCTTTTTTAGAGCCAGATTTTTTAGATTCTAAATTAAATAAACAAATGCCTGATAATAGACAAATAAGGATGGGTGTAGAAATACAAAACTACACTTTAAAGCCTGTTGCATACCATCTAGTACAGAACCCTTATAATGCCTCAGCTGTTGATACTAATTTAATAACTCGTAAAAGAGTTCCAGCAGAAGATATGTTGCATCTATATGTGAGTGAAAGATTTGGGCAAACAAGGGGTTACCCTAGAATAGCAAATGTAATGACTGCTATTAAGTGGTTACAAGACTTTAGATACAGCGAACTAATAGCCTCAAAGAGTGCCGCTTCAAAAATGGCCTTTTTAAAAACTGAAACAGGTGATGGATATGGTGATGGCTATTTAGACGGTGACGAAGGCTATATGCCAACAATGGACTTTTCACCCGGAACAATTGAAATGCTTCCAAAAGGGTATGACATTGAATTTATGGATAATAGACATCCTAACACTAATTTAGATCAATACGATAAGGCTATGCTTAGAACTATCGCNTCTGGTCTNGGTGTATCCTACAGTAGTTTATCAAATGACCTTAGCGGTACGTCTTATAGCAGTGCTCGAGTAGGGATGTTAGACGAGAGAGACTTTTATAAGCAGCAGCAGACTAAAATTATTGAAGGTTTTTGCAAACCAACCTATCAAGAATGGCTAAAGCACAGCTTAACAATAGGATCGCTAAGCTTTCCTAATGGCGCTTTATCCATTGAGTCTTATGATAAATTTGCAAACGCAGTTGAATTTATTCCAAGAGGATACTCATGGGTAGATCCACAAAAAGAAATAACAGCATCAACTATGGCTCTTAATAATGGTCTTATGACGATGCAGGATGTTCTTAATCAGTACGGCAAAGAATTATCCACACATTTTAGTGAATTAGATGCAGAAAAAGAGTTAGCGGACAGGTTTGATATTGAACTTGCCTTTCAACCTTTTGGCAATGCATACAATCCACAAGATGGAACAGTTTTCGACCAAAAAGGCGATAACGATAGTAACTTAAATAACAATGAAGGTGATGATGATGAAGAAGAATAAAACAAGTAAACGTCATATTGAAGAGGTCATTGAAACTGATGATGCATACACAATAAGATTTGCAAAATATCATGATTCTGATGAAGAAATGAATGACGAAATGAATGACGAAATGGTTGAAGAAATTGAAGTAGCTACTGAACAGCAACAAAATGTTGAAAGGCTTATGGAAAATAAAACAACAGACAATAAAGAAAAAACAAAAGTCAGAGCTTACTTTCCGCTAGAATTAAGAGCGGATGACTATGATTATGAAGAGAGTGAAGATGAAGACAGAATGCTAAGTTTTTCTGTTAGCTCAGAGTCACCTGTTCAAAGAGAATTCGGTCTTGAGGTGTTAGGTCACCGTCAAACAGATAATGTAAGGTTAGACCGATTAAATAATGGCGCTCCTCTATTACTAAATCACGATGCAAATTCCTTAGTAGGGGTTGTGGAGAGCGCTTCTTTAGACATAGGTCAGGGCAGACTTATGGCAACAGTTAGACTTGGTAGGTCTGAACTGGCTAGAGATACTTATCGAGATATACAAGATGGAATTAGACGTAATATTTCTATCGGGTATCAAATAAACCAAATGGAACGTCAACAGGATAGCGATATCGTTAGAGTTACGGATTGGGAGGCTTTTGAAATTTCAATCGTCAGTATACCAGCAGACAACTCAATCGGAATCGGAAGAAACTTGGGCCGTTCACAATCATTAATAGAACAGACAACTACGGAGAGTAAAATGTCAGACATTAAAAATGAAGCAATAAAAGCTCCTGCTGTGGATCAAGGAATCACAGAAGCAGAAGTAAAAACAAGACTAAATGAAGAAATGAAAGAAAGAAACAAAGAAGTGAGTGAGATATTAAACTTAGGTGCGGCTCACAATCGTTCGGATCTTGCAAAAGAAAGTATTAATGCAGGGGAAAAACTTGATGTATTTAGAGGAAAACTATTAACAGAAATAGAAAATAAACCTCTAGAAAACACTGAGATTGGACTTACTAAAGAAGAAACAAGAAAGTTCAGTATCATGAGAGCTGTTAGAGCATTATCTAATCCTACTGATAGAAGAGCTCAAGAAGAAGCATCTTTTGAGTTTGAAGCAAGTAGAGCTTATGGCGAAAAAATGGGTAAAACTTCAGAAGGTATTTTTGTTCCGTCTGAAATTCAAAACCAATGGTCAACACAAGAAAGAGTACTTAACACTACTGTAACCGGTGTTCCTTTAGTTTATTCAGAGCTACAATATAACAATTTAATTGAAGCTTTAACACCTTGGTCAACCGTTTTGGCAGCTGGCCCAACAACGCTCCAAAATCTTCAAGGTAATGTGAGTATCCCTCGCATAACTGCAATACAGCAAGCAGCTTTTGTTGCAGAAGGTGCTAATGTTGCGGATCAAACTGAAACTTTAGACTCAGTCACATTGAGCCAAAAGACTCTGGGAGCATCAACATTGATTACAAGGTCGATGATGATGAACTCGGACAATTTCAGTGTTGAGAACATGGTTAGAAACAATCTTGCACAAGCAATTTCTATTGGATTTGATAACGCTGCGCTTAACGGAACAGGTGTTGCACCTAATCCTAGAGGCATAATCAATACTGTCGGAATTGGGGCGCAAGCTTTTGCAGCCGCAGGAGTTCCTACTTGGGCCGAGGTTCTAAATATGGAAGCAACCATATATGGAGCAAATTCATACTTAGGTCCTAACACTAAACTAATAACTACTGGAGCGGTTCAAGGAAGCATGAAATCTACTCCAAAAGTTACAGGCGCAGGTGCTAGTTCATTTGTTCAAGAGGACGGGTTTGTTAATGGGTACGAAGTGCTCATCAGTAGCCAAGTGCCAGCAGGCGATGTAGTTTTTGGTGATTTCACACAATTTATTGCAGCTTTCTGGGGTGGTTTAGAGATCTTAGCAGATCCTTACACTAATTCTAGTTCAGGTACATTAAAGATAGTGGCAATGAGCAGCATAGACTTTGGCTGCAGACATCCGCAAAGCTTCGTACTCGGTCAGTAATTTGTTAACAACTAAATCGTTAGGGATAGGGGGGGAGGAATCCTCCCCTAATGTAAAAATGAAAATTAAAATATTAAAAGCATGCGTAGTTAATAATGGTGTAGCTAAAGTAGGATCTACTGTTGAGGTTGATGTTAATGATGGCAATGTATTGTTAAAATTAGGTCTTGCAGAAGAAACAAAAAAAGAACCAAAGAAAGACCGTTCAGTTAAAACTAAGGAGCTAGAAACTCGTGGAGATTAAAATAGTTAAATCTTGTGAAGTAGTTGGCGTGCCTTATAAAAAAGGTGACATAGTTGATTGCGCTCCTTCAATAGCTGAAAAGTATATAAAAGCTAAACTTGCTGAGTCTAGTAAAAAAGAACCTAAGCTAACACAAAGTGTCGAAGTATTACCACAAACAGGTTCATTAAATGCGGAAGGTCAAGGTGGCAATTAACACAAGCCCTGATGCATTTTTTAATCTAAATGACTTTGCAATACCTATCACTTGGAACGTGGCGAGTAGTGGAGATATTTATATTATTGATGCTATTTTTGATGATCCATACTTTGCGGCCTTTGATGA